ATCGTTAAAACGGACCATGAAGAAGCGTGAACCGGTCTTTTCTGCTGCCAGGGTCGCGGCCTCCAATCCTTGGTTCTGGTCTAGTGGTTTTTTCCGTGAATCATCATCTGCACAGAAAAGAAATTCCACAGACATAGCCCGGCGGAATTCCAGCGCGGCGTGGGCAAGGTTTCCGGTATCAAATGCAACCAGGACCGGGTGTCCGGTTGCTTCATGCAACGTTGCACCCGTCGCCCAGCCTTCAGCTACGAGCATCACGTCCTCTGGCTTTGGATCACCAAGCACATGAAAACAGCCTTTTTTCCTTCCGCCTGGGAGAAAGCGCTTGCCGCCTTCCTCGTTTATTTCTTCAACCGACCATACTTTTTTCTGGAAATCGAAAATTGGAACAACCAGAATCTGATCGTGTTGGAGCAAGCCATGCGGTTTGACTGCCTTCGCTTTCAGATATTTATGTTTTGGATTTGCACGGCTAGAATCCTTGATGATCTTGATTGCACGTTTAGCGGCTTCCTGGTGACGTGCAGTCTTTTCCTGCTCGACCCGTGCAAGCAGCGCGCTCCGTTCCTGTTCGGCACGTATGCGTTCGCCTGAGTCCGATCGTTTACGTTTCCAATCATCCCTGCTGGACCACTCACCACGGGCACCAGTCCGCCAGTCTCCAAAATATCCGAGTTGTAAATTGAGGTCGGGAATTTCCGCGATCACATACCATCCGGCCGTGTCGCCCGTGTCCCCGTTTGTACTGAATCGGTGGATCTGCCCGTCTGGAATGATTTCAACCGGTGGCGGAATCCCTGCTGCGTGGAAGGCTTCGTTCAGCTCCATTTGAACTTTCAATACTTTCGTGTAGTTTCTGCAAGTAGATTGCTATTTGTTCGGCTTGGTCAATAAAATCTCTGAATGCAAGTAACCATTCGTGTGAATGCGCTTTCCAACTTGCTTTCTCAGCGTTTTCAAAATCTGGAATCATGTTATTTTTGATTATTTGAAATTATCATTGCATTTATGATTTCGTATGCGACTTGTGGGACAATGGCGTTTCCAAGTCCTCGCAATTGGTCCACCCTGGAGGGTATCCCATGAGCCACTCGATCCACGTCGGGTTCAACTGTCCATCCTTTATGTTCATTTCCTCCCCGATTACTGTTTCCAAATTTGAATGGTGACCGTCTTCCCTTATATGAACTTTCATCATTAACGCTCTCGGCGTTGGCCACATCTTTTCTACATGATTCACTGCATCCTTGAGCTTCACGCCCCATCGTGTCCCGTCCTTGTTCTTCCTGCTGAACGATCCGTTTTTCATTTCCACATTCTTGACCAGACCTTCCTCGGTGTCCGAGACTCTCGGCGTAGGCCACAATCCAAACCCGATCCCGTCGGTGCGGTGCATCAACGGCGCAAGCTGGAACAATAAGCGGTTGGCAGGTGTAGTCTTCACTTTCCAGATCAGAAAGCACTTCGTCGAGACCCATGCTGACGTGTCCAGCAACGTTTTCAGCAAGCACCCAATCGGGCCGACATGATCGGATAATCTCAAACATCGCAGGCCAGAGATGGCGGTCGTCTTCCTCGCCTCGGCGCTTCCCGTCCTGACTAAAAGGCTGGCAAGGATATCCTCCGGTAATGAGCCAAGGTCGCTGAAATTCATCTGCTGGGAAGTCCCGGACGTCCTCGATGATCGGGACGCCTGGGAAGTTTTTCCGCAGGACTCGCTGGACGTATGGTTCGATTTCACAGAATGCAACGGTTTCGACTCCGGCCCATCGTGCGGCAAGGGCAAATCCTCCGATTCCTGAAAAAAGGTCAATGTGGGTTGGAATGTCATTAACTCGCAACAAGGTTATCAAAAAGATTAGGTTCCACGGTGTGGCGCGCATGTTTGAGATTCTTTTCCGCCTGCTTGTAGTAGCTTCTTTTCAGTTCTATTCCAATTGCTTTCCGTCCTTGGTCTACTGAAACATAGACCTCAGACCCGATTCCCATGAACGGCGTTAAAACGGTATCTCCAGGATTACTCCATAAAACCAGGGCGCGTTCGATTACGTCCATCTGAAGAGGATGAATATGTCTCTCATCCTCTGGGTCTCGGCTTTCTTTATAAGGAAGAACTCGGCCGATACGTATATCATCCCATACACTCGATGCATATTGCCTCCATATCCAATGAGAGAACTTATTTCCTGTTTGTTTTCCTGTAAATGATTTGTATCTATGTAGTTCCTTTGGTATTTCACGTTCGCCCGCATATGATAAAAGTCCGACAGGATGAGTAACTGGAACCTTGTTTTCCCCTTTTTTGCGGAACATGAGGAGGTAGTCTGCACTTGCAACATCACATAGAGTTGAATCCTCAACTATTTGTGCGTGTGCAAGCCCTTTCGCCATCGTGCGGTTTCGGACTCCGAGCGGTTCTTTCCATATAGCACGACGTCCTGCGAACACAAACCCATGTTTTTCATGAGCGCGAATTACATCTCCAGGGAAATCAATAAGACCTGTACCGACGTTTACCCCACTGCCCATTTTAGCTGTATCCCCATTACCACGACCAGGTACATCCATAACATGTACTGCACTGATGCGTCCTGCCTTTGTTATTCTTGATATCCCGGCAATTACATAATCATAATGGACAAAGAATTCAGAGTATGACCGACAATTCGATAAGTCGCGCTCATCACTTGAGTAATTATACAGGCCGCAAAAAGGCGGCGAGTATATTGATAAATCAATTGTGTCATCCGGTATTTTACTTATAACAGAAATGCAGTCCCCATTATAAATAGCATAATTTTCCGTTATAATTTGATCTTTTAAAGCCATGATGGAAGTTCCTCTTTTATGTATTTTTCTTGTTTTTTAATCTGAAGCTCATTTCTCATCATAAGTACAAGATTATCGTACAACTGGGATGCGGCCTCTGATTTCCTTTGTAGATTCGCCAGGACGTTGTCCTGTCCATCTGTTGTTATTAAGTCCACAATAACAGGGTCTTTCTGACCAAACCGCCAGCATCTCCTAACACTCTGGTAATACTGCTCATAACTATGAGACGGGAAATACGTTTGATGAGCGCAATGCTGGAAATTCAGACCGAATCCTCCTATTGATGGTTTGGTGACTAATACTCGGATTTTCCCTGTCACAAAATCAAGAAAGGTTCTTTCTTTGTGATCTTCACTGTCACAGCCTGTGACCTCAACTGCGCCTTTTATATCACGTGTTAGTTTTTTCCCTTCTTCATTAAGGTTACACCATACCAAAGCCGGTTTGTCATGATCATTTACTAGTTTTGCAGCCATACCACACCTCTCATTGATTGTCCGTCGTAGGTCTTCTCTTTGCTCTTTTAATCCAACTGCTGGTAGATCAAATAAGTATCCATCCCTCGGTTGTGCCGCTTTTACTGTGTGCTGTCTTACATGTAATGATGGCAATTCAAACCCGCCATCATTAAATCCCATATCCTCAGGTTTTCTCATAGCCCGTGCCCATGAACACACCCAACGCCAAAAATCAGTCTCAGCATGTGGTCTTATCATATACACGCTTGAGCCTATCTTTGTATAATTCCGCCCACCACTTTTCCCTGCACGATTCATAAAAGAACCATTATTTGTAAAAAAACGTGTTAGCATATCTTTTTGCCCCATGTATCCTAATGCTTCAGACGATGTACCAAGCTCCTCGTAGTCATTCGGTGCGGCAGTTGCAGTACAAAGTAAACGGAATGGAAGTTTCCTCATAAAGTCAGTCACTGATTTTCTAATCTCCCCGTCAAAGTTCTTGAGGATGCTTGATTCATCACAAATCATTCCTGTAAAATCATTTGAGTTGAAATAATGCAAACGTTCATAATTTGTGACAACTATTTTATCTCCTTCCTGGATTCCATCACGACGATGAATAACTTTGACTCCGAATTTTTCACCCTCCCGTATCGTCTGGAATGCCACTGCAAGAGGAGCTAGAATAAGAACACGACCTCCTGTTTTACGGGATACATTCTCGGCCCAGGTCAACTGCATAGGAGTTTTGCCGAGTCCGCAATCTGCAAAGATCGCGGCGCGGCCCTTCCGGCATGCCCATTCAACGAGCGATACTTGGAACGGGAACAATTCCCTCGGCATCCAAACCGGATCAAAGCCTTGGTCGGTTCCTTCGTGGGTTTTCGCGTTAAGGAAATCGTTGTAATCCATATTTTTGATTATTGGAATGGGATATCATCATGGATTTCTTCACCCGAACGCGGCAGGGTTTCCGGCACTTTCCCAAATGGATTTTCTCCAGTAAATAATTTTTGCAAATCAATATCCGCATCCCGTGCTGCTTGCTTTGCTTCGTCAGGAGCCGGTGCAATCGGCGGGGCAGGCACGACCGTATAGACCGTGTCGGATAAGGACTCGCCTTTGCGTGAAATGCTCAGATTATATTTCGTGGGACTTCCCCAATCTGGATTATTAGATAGTGTGACAATGGCGTCCTGGATGGTTTTCTGCGTGATTTCCCAAACTGCAATGCGTTTGACATCACACAACCAAATTATCAATGCCCAGAAATGTTTTGGCTTTTCAGTGTACTTTTTACACTCGTCAAATCCTTCAGACGTGTATGGACCACGGATCGGATGACGTTCGCCCATTTCATCAGACCAAGCCAGCCATCCCATAATAGCCGTTTTTGGATGTTTGAATTCTCCAAGAATACGGATCTTATATGTTTCACCGGCTTTGATTTTGAGATAATCACCTGACAAAGACGCAGGCGCCTCATACGTTTCTGGTATCCAGCTCATGATTTCCTTTCGTTTAAAATTATTTTTGCCGGGTCATCAAATTTTATGTAAATGTCGACCCGGTCCAAAACATCAACATCGTAAAAACATTCTTTAAAACGTGACTCCATAGATTTTTCCCAGTCTTCTAATTGTTTCCATGCGTTCATTTCCATCTCGAAAACACTTTTATGTTTTTTCATTATACGATCCTGAAAGTTCGGACCGTTGATTGTTTCGGGAATTCTTCCCAGAGTTCAGGCCGTGCTTCCTTCAGCGCGGCCTTGTCGATATCATTACGTGTTGAACTTTTCCAACTCGCGAGTTTTTTGCCTTCGTAGCTGATCAAGAATTCTGCCGCGCCCATCCTGTTCTGGATCGTTGCTTTGTGCCGGTCGAGGGTTTTTTTCAATTCGTCGATTTTGCCGGATATCTTTTTGGCGCAATTGATTTCGTTATGGACAAAAACACTCGCTTCCATGGTGGAATCTGGATCACTCACCGGATAAAGCATCGAGGATTCCCGCGTTTGGATCGGTTCCGGCAGAACATCGGAGACGACGTGATCCTGCCAGAAATCGACTTCTTTCCGAATCAGATCGCGGATTTCGTCCTCATCACGGTCCACCGTAAATATACGTAAACTCTGCCCGCCAATTAACGCGGCTACGTCCCAGAATCCCCATCCCGTTACTGCAAGATAATGGACGACCTGGGCGCGGTAATGCGCCGGGATTTGCTCGGAACCTTCTTCACCCCATAGATGAGCAGATCGGATTCCGACTGTCTTGATTTCAAGACCCGCCGTCATGTTTGAGATTTTCCGGTCGATATGACCTTGCATGAATTGATGTTTTCCATGTCGAATTGTGCGGTTCACCCGCCTAACTTTACGCCCGGTCCGCCGCGTGTATTCTTCTGCAATCGGTTGCTCCAAATGAATTCCCCATTGGACAGCTTCAACGTCGGCCAAGTCAGGAGAATCGGCCCGGCCTGTTTTTTCCTGCCATAACTCAAGCCGTGTGCGCCACGGATTCAGACCAAGAACAATGCCTGCGTCTGATCCGCCGAGGCCTAGTTTTCTAATTTCTGGATTTGATGCGTTTTGCATGGACACAATTATGTAAAAAGATTCGGAAAAGTTCGATTTTTGCATTCTTGTTTCTTCTATCACGGCATTCGTCTGCAATTTTCTGGACGCATTTATTTATTCTCATCTAGCCCCTTAATAATAAGTTCATGGAATTCGTTAACTGCGATCATAGCCTCATGCGTTCCGCCTTTGTCTGGATGCCACTTCTTTGCACTTGTTTGAAATGCACTTTTAATAACATGTGACGGGTCTCCATTGTCTGCCCCATACAATTGGAATTCATAACTTTTTTCCAACTGTTTCCGCAGCCACCCGTCGACATCTGTATTTTCAAGAATCCATTCGATATAACTGACAGGCAACCGCTCAATGCTGGTTCCTTTGTGTTTTCCAAATGGCATTTCTTCAAAGTCCATCATTTGTTTTCTTTAAAACAATTTCGTCATATTTAGATATGACATACCATAAAACGATTAGGCCTGCGCTGATGCCTCCGACATACAAACAAAAGAAAATGAAAGTCCAGTCCATGGTCCCCCCTTTTTGATTCCCCGGCGACGGTGAAGTAGAAACCCGTTATCCAGCTATTAACGCGGGAGACATGGAACACGCGTGGAGCCACTAGATTTGCACCGGGGAATCATTTTGTCTCCATTGGTTGTAGTCATCTTGATTTCCTTTTAAGTTAGATACGCTTTTTCTTCCCAATAATCATCATCAGGGAAGAGGTCGTCATCGCCAGAATAATAATTGAGGACCTCATATCGTGCGCTCTTGCCGAGCTGGAGCAGGTTCGCCTGGTCAATCAATTCCTGAGCGCGTGGGTCGGATGGTTCGCACGCGATTTCATGATCCAAATCCGGGTTTTTTAAATCTGGGCATAACACAGCAAACCCGCCGGAGACGTGTTTCCGTACGCGGAATTCGACGACCTCATTATCTTTTGGGTGCCGAATTCCCGTTCTTACATACTGATACCATCCATCATCTTCTTTTACTACAATCATTTTAATCTCCTTCAATAGTGTTTTAATTGCCAATTCCACGACGCGTGAAATCGGATTCCGTCCTTGCTCCCACGACCGGACAGTTTGAAATGCGACTCCCAACTGATGGGACATCTTGGATTGAGACAGGCCAAGGGTCTGCCTCGCATTTTTAAATTCTTGTGGGGTCATTATTCTAGGACTGACACGTATTTGTCCAAGGTATGGTTCCAATAAACCGGGATGACTTCTTCCCGGTCCACGGCATTAACTTGTCCGCCATCTTCATTGGTGTACTGCCATCCTTCGTAATCATCGACTGATCCAGTTTCAACGTTCATGTACATTATCATCGACTGGTCTATTTTTAAATCTTTTGTGGTTCCCATTTTCATCTCGCATTCTTTATTAATTAAACATTTTCAGATAATGCTTCTTCCTTACAGTCCATTGCTTCACCAATAGTTTTGAAAGAATCCCAGTAAATATCATATGATTTACTTTCTTCATGGTCTGGAATGGATGATTCGTAAAGCGTATGATAAACATCTGCTGTAACCAATCCGTTGTTATAAATCTTTTGTTCACATATCCACATATTTTCATCTCCGTTCAATGTTGGATGCTGGTTTATTCCCTCATCCTTTAATGTTATTATATAGATCTATTGCCTAGCATGTCAAGCAAAAAGTGAATTATTTATGTTAATAAAATCATGCACTTAAACAATTAACTCAAAATTTTATAGAAAAAACGAAGAATGGAAACGGACTTATTCAGTAGGACCAGAGCGCTTGACGCGGCAGGATATCAAGATGAATGAAACGATGTTTATGTACGCCTTTCTGCGCAATTCCAATGCCGGAAAAGCCGACGCGCCGGGCGTGATCGACCAGGGCGAGCGCCCGTGGTCCATAGATGCGGATATCTGCTCCCATCGACTGAAGATGGGCGCTCTTAGGATAACCACCTGAATCTTTGTTATGTTTCTCACAACGCACCCCTGAAGTTATGGAGAGCGGCCCTAGTTCGTCACGTAAGGACTGCAGCATCTTCATAAAATTCTCATCCATATGCGCCAATCCGCATCCGCATTTACATTGCATCTCAGCGCGGGAAAAGTTCGGCGTGAGCATGTCAGCCATGAACGCACCTGCTGCGATTATGAAAGTCCGGCGTAATATAAGCAGGCCGCATTATAATTTTCCTACTAACTGCGCTTTATATGCGGCCAAGATTTGATTGTCCAAATCGTTATCCGTGGAATCCACCAGCCTTTCCAGCAGTAGCAGAACAACTTTTATGAGTAACTTTTCCCCAAACAAACTCATCGCCAAGGTCTTGACCGTCCCGGCGATCACGGGTGCCAACATTGAAATCATATTTTATCCAGTTTTAATTCAAAACGCCGGAGGACTTCGGTCAAAAGCGTGACGCTTTCCTCCATCTTGGATGAACGTTCGTTAGTTTTGCCGATCAAATCCTGCAACGCTTTATCGTTATCGCTATCTTTCTGCATCCACTCCGTTCTTTCATGGACTTGGAGCTTGAGCAGATAAACAATCAGCCACCCGGCAAAGCCTAAGCTCGCCAGCGTGCCGCCGAGGTCGGCGAGGGATTGGATTAAATCGGTGTCCATTTATTCACTCGGTTCAACTTTCTTGGTTTCAACTTCTTCTTTTCCATTTTCTTTTTCCATTTCCACAAGTGCTTGTTTGTAGCCGATCAATCGTTGGATTTGATTATTTAAATCTTGGATTTTTTCTTCACATTCCTGGGGTGTTAACTGCATTATGCGTTCTCTAGTGATGTTACTTTTGCGGATAGTTCTTGGACTGCCCCAACCAAATACATATTCAAATCATGTGGTGTGAATTGGAGCATATCTTCAACAATAATTTCCCGTACTTCTTCAACCGCTTCAACAGCAGGCGAAATTTCATTTCCTTCTTTATCAAAAACTGCTTCCTTTGCTTCGACAGATTCAATAGTGATTTTTTCAAGATTTTCGCCCACGCTGACCGCATCAGGGAAAACTTCTTCATACTCTTGTGCTATAAATGAATTATATGTTTTTGAATCACTTAATTCAGAGTGCTGATCAAGATAATCTTTGGAATAATTGAACGATACCGGGCGTAATAGTTTTATTTTATCAAGAGCATTTTCAATCGTTTTAATATTGGTTTTGATTCTTTCATCTGAAGTGTTAGTCCAAGCTGTTCCTGTACTCAATCCTGCACTTCCAGTTACTTGTAATTTATGCGATGCATTGATAGTGGGGATGCCAACGTTATCACTTGTACCAATAGTCATCGCAGTAGTTGCCCCTGCACTAGTGGCGAACTTCATCGGATGAGACCCGACTGTATACAACCATCCCTGAGCAGCGTCTGCAGTCATCTGGATGGAGACAGGTCCATCCGTATCCGTGCAGCGAATCGCTGGCGTTGCATCCGATACCTCTAAAAGAACTGCTGGAGTCGGAGTACCAATTCCGACATTATCATTTGTAGCAATAGTCATCGCAGTAGTTGCCCCTGCACTAGTGGCGAACTTCAACGGATGATTACCGACTGTATACAACCATCCTTGAGTACCATCTGCTGTTATTTGGATGGAGACAGGTCCATCCGTATCCGTACAACGTATAGCTGACGTTGCACTCGATACCTCTAAAAGAACTGCTGGAGTCGCAGTACCGATGCCGACCTGACCTCCGGTGTCAATCGTCAGGGCTGCTGCACCTCCGTCTTCATAAAGAATAATGGACCCGCCATCGGTGATGCGGAGCCGATCAGTCGAGCCTGCATCTTCGAAGACTAAATCAGTCCCGGAGTCCGGTTTGAAAATTCGATCAGTCATTTATATCACCTCATGTATTTGAAATTCTGTTTGTGTCGCCGATCCTGAGTGCGTCGCATATGCCATCGACGGCGCAGACCGTAAATAATAAAATCCGGCCATTCTCGTGTTTTCGTTACGTGCCGAATCGAAACCCTCGGCGATGATCGCCGGAAAAGGTTTGCTTCTGAATGCACGGTAAAAACCCTCGAAATTCTGCACGTTGGAATCGCTTAACATTGCGGAAACATCAAAGCCTTTGCATGTATTCCTTTGGGTTTCGCTATATCCGCCATTCAAGAGCGGACGACGCACCGAATAATCCGTAAAGGTCCGGGATAATCCAAGCTGTGGGTTTTCAATATTCAAAACACTTCCGGCGCGGGCTATTCCAAGTTTAATCGGATGTTTGATTGCGCTGACGGTTGCATCACTGGCGGCACTGGAAAGCTCCACATCACCGACTCCGGTTCCATCTCCAATAATTTTGGACACCTGATAATCAGTCCCGGAAATCGTAACGATGGAACCAATCATCACATTTCCAAAATTATTCAGATTGATAGCGGCCCCGGATGAGTCTTCGAAGCGTCCTGCTACGCCTGCGGCTTCCTGGTCCCACTGATAAATCGAATTCCCGGAAACGGGCGAGTCTTTGCGGTCGGTCGAGGTCGTCAGCGTCAGCGTCACCGTTGCCGCTGTAAGTGCGGCCCCGGTGCTGATCCGTTGGATTGAATTGGATGAATCAGTCAAAACAAGATCCGCCGCGAGGGTCAAGTTTCCGGCCAAAATAAGCGTGGTCGGTCCTTGCGTATACTCCGAAATAGTTCCGCCTGCGTAGGGGCTTGAAATCGTATTCGCCGCAGTTGCTACAGTAAACGAAAACCATTCAGGACTGATCCGCTGGCTTGTTCCCGTCGCCAGTTCCGAAAGGCTGGAATATGGAGTTGTGTTTATATTAATCTGTCCGGAATTATCGGTCGATGTCACCAATTCAATTATTCCCGAATCCGCCTGAAGTCCAGACAAGAAAAGTGCTTGCATCCCACTCGATACGGTCAGCGTGATTGTGCAGGAAGTCGCGTTACATATATACGGTAACGATGGAATGTCGTCTTGCACGTTCCCAACCGGATACGTCGCGCTTAAATGGCTTGCGCTCGATGAAACCGCGCTGATTAAGTCGTCCTGGAGTATCTGCATCAGCTTGCCTCGTATATCGAAAGCGTTGCATCACCACGCATCGTTGTCGTATTCGATCCCCAGTCAAAAACAAAATCCCGTGCAAGCATATCAACTTTGATTTGATCCTCTTCACGGTTGAACTCGAACCGATCCCCAGGCGTGTAAGTCCCTTGAATCCCGTCCACTGTAACGCTTGCAATCGGCTTTTTTTCAATGTTTTTTATTGCATCCATTCGGGCCTGAGCAGTTACGATTGGAGTTGATGCCGCATCGAATCTACGCGGGAGAGTCCCCCAATAAAATGGATAAGTTTTGACTTTTCCATAGCTCAAATTGTCACTGGTAACGGTCCGCGTTTTTGTTTCTAATTGTGTCCCCTGAAATACATAATATGTTAAAGTCGAATTAACTTGTTGAAATGGTGAAAGGACCGAATACCATGACGAAATAATATTTGAAGCACTCAACGTCGTTGCTGATGGACTGTTCGCGCGATCTATCAACCAAATCATCGGTGCATTATAAAAACCGCTCGTGGTATCGGGATTATCTGCAATATAAAAATGATAGTTATTAGCGTCGGTAACCTGAGATAACAACTCAAGAATGTCGATTGCTCCACGTTGAACAAATCCGAGAGTAATTGATGATGCTCCGCTTGCTTTAGTCGTATCCACGCGGGCTTCCGCAAATCCGATATAACGCGCACAACTATGCACGAAATCAAGCAGGCTATCGCATCGGGATGCTTCGGCTGTTCTGCTGGTTCCTAATTTGTTCCCAACTCCTGAAATTAGTGTTTGCCCGGTTGAAAATGCAGGCGTCAAAACTCCACCATCGAATTCTGAATCGGAAATGGTCGGATTACCGGAAGAATAAAGCGAGGTTCCATTTGCTAAAATATAAGGATAAGCATCTGCAACCAGATTAAAGGTGTTGAATCCCGCTTTCCCTGATGCACCGATTGCCCAGGTTTGGGAACCTTTGTAAACTGTTGCATCGGCGGCGTTGTAAAGTTGCCCGATTGGATAGGGAATATTGACAACTGCACCGCTTGAATCGGTTGCAGTTTCATCTCCGACAAACTTATCTGATCCGGCAATCTGTTTTGACGTTAACCCCTGCATCCCAAAGCTCAAAACATCCTCAGTAATAGTGTTTAATTGGAATGCACCCTCAAAAATAGGTGTTCTTATTCCCGATTCTGGATCTTTGATACTGATCTTTGGGAGATCAGTATCCGTTCCAGCATTCGATAACAGATCCCGATAGCGTTGACCTCCAAACGGATGATTTGAATTATATGGCTCATTGACTAAATCAAGACGACCTCCCT